GGTTTCACAACCATTACCTTAACTGCTAGCACTGTCGGCCAAAGCTCATCAGATCGTCTAAGTGTCTTAATGGAAGAGCGAGAAATATTCTTCAGACCTTATAGATTTGGAACAGATGCAATAGAAAGAATGAGGATTAGCCAAGGTCAGTCAATGATCGATGCTGACTTTGAGTATGGTCTACAACCTACAAAATGGGCAGGATATGGGGTAGTAAGAGGTTATCCTAGTGTTTATGAAATTCCAGGGGTTGACTTAATAGTTAACACTATTACAACAGATGGTGGTAGTCCAAATAGCCTAATTACTATTACAACTACAGGTGCTCACGGAATAAGCGACGGGCAGGCTATTAGCATAACTGGATTGAACGACGGAATTAGCGGTTTCAGTCAGGCTGACGGACTTTTTATTGTTACTATTCCAAATAGCACAAGTATACAATACTATGCCTGGGGAGTTGTGGGGGTCAATAATGATGATCTTAAATCAGATGCTATTCAGCTTAAAAGAGGAGGTATCTATACTGGGGCAGGATTAAGTGTTGCAAGTGGGTCAAGCTCTGGAGGTAATCCGTCAGTTATTACTATAAATTTTAACAGTAATCATGGATTAGTCCCCGGATCACCTTTATATGTTTTATCTAATAGAGCTAATGCAACTGGTCCGTTTTATGTTGAAACGGTGCCGAGTCTAACATCAGTAACATTTACTGCTAGAACTGGCTCTATTGCTAGTATAACATTTACCGCAGTATATTGTATAGCCGGATCTCAAATTATACATAGACCATTTGATGGCGGAGTTTATATCAGCGTAGGTATACCTTCTCATGGTGCTAGTGTAATTAGAGTCAGTAAAAAATATTTTAGATATCAGTCAGGTAAAGGTTTATTATGGTCAACAGGAACTCTTTTCAAACCTAACTATGATATAAGAAGCATATCGTCTTCTGGAACTGCTGCCGGTAGCACAATTACTGTAACACTAGATGGTGTTGCTCATGGATGTCAAATAGGCGCAACTATTGCTATAGAAGGCGTAAACAGCAGCGGTTACAATGGAAACTATCAAGTAGTCAGTATTGTTAGTGATATCTCATTTACAATTACAGCAAATACTGCACTAGGGTCGGCTGCTCCTGTATTGGGTATGGGAGCAAAGGTCGTTTTAGAAGGATGGCACGGTGCAGTAGTAAGAGCAGGATGCTTCGATGACCAAAATGGAATGTTTTGGGAATATGATGGAATGAATCTTTGTGTGGTTAGAAGAAATTCTACACAACAGCTTACTGGAGTTGTAACTATAAGCAATGGTAGTAATCAGGTCACAGGAACTAATACAAGATTTTTAACCCAGGTTAGAGCCGGCGATAAAATTGTAATACGAGGAATGACTCACTATGTTACAACGGTGGCATCTAATACCAGTATGTTTGTGAACCCAGATTTTAGAGGAGTGTCTGCGGCTATACAGGTTAAGGCAAGTTTAATAGTAGAGACTAGGGTAAAGCAGTCTGAATTTAATATAGACAGACTTGACGGAACCGGACCTACTGGATTTAGAATAACTATGGCTAGAATGCACATGCTAGGAATTCAGTATACATGGTATGGAGCAGGATTTATTGATTTTATGGTGAGAGGAGCCGACGGCAATTGGGTTTACGCTCATAGGTTAAAAAATAATAATGTAAACTATGAAGCACATATGAGAACAGGAAATCTTCCTGTAAGATATAGTATCGAAAACGAGGGAGGAATCTCGTATCTCACTAGTTCTACTAATTCTTCACAAACATCAATTTATATAAATGATACTACCTATTTTGCTACAACAGGAACAGTATATATTGATAATGAAATTATAAACTATACTGGAAAAACCAGCACAGGTATATTAACAGGATGCACTAGAGCAGCCACATTAACTCAATTTATAAATGGTGCAAATAGAAATTTCACCGCAGGCACCGCAGCAGCTCATACTGTTGATACTGGTGTTATACAGATTTCTAGTTATGGAACACCAACATTAAGTCATTGGGGTAGTGCGTTATTATGTGATGGCATGTTTGATGAAGACCGAGGGTATTTGTTTAACTATCAAAGAACTTATTTTACTATCACTAGATCAACACAAACATCTTTTTTAATTAGATTGGCCCCTAGTATCTCAAATAGCACTATTGGTGATTTAGGTGTAAGGGATTTGCTCAATAGAAGCCAATTGTTGTTAAATGCCTGTACAGTGAGTTTAGCTAACGGTGCCGGAAATCCGACTAGTGTTGTTGTCGAAGGCATTTTAAATCCTAAAAATTTTAGTAATGCTACATGGACTGCATTAAATTTAGAAAGTGCAGGAGGCCAACCGAGCTTTGCTCAAGTGGCAACTAGTGTGACATATAGCTCAGGAAGCTATGCTCTCCCAGGTGAACAGGTATTTGCTTTTGCTGCGCAACCATCAGGTGATGCAACATTAGATCTTAATCAACTAAAAGAATTAACTAACAGTCCACTAGGTGGCAGTGGAGCATTTCCTAACGGGCCGGATATTTTAGCAGTTAATGTTCGTGTGTCGGGTGGGCAAGTTAGCACCGCTACAGTTATCGGAGCAGTTTTAATAAGATGGAGTGAAGCTCAGGCTTAATCATTATGACAATCGCTGCTAACCTTTCCTATCTTCAAGACAATCAAGGTAATATAACGTCAGGAACATTTAATGTTGCTGCGGCTCCTTTTACGATTGCTATTGCTAGTAGCGAAAAAGTTAGGATTGATAATAATGGTTACCTTTTAGTTAATCGAACTACAAGTCAAGGGAATTATCATCTACAGGTTCAGGGTAACACTTATATTAGCGGAACTATGGAGGCTGGAACGATTATTGCCAGCAACTTTGCAGGAGTTAGTAATACCTCTACAAATTTATCAGGCGGAGATGCTAACCAAATAGTGTATCAAACAGCACCCGGGCAAACCGGATTCTTGCCTGTTGGACCAATCAATACCGTATTAGTAGGCACAGGAAATGCTCCCAATTTTCAAAACTTCTTTACACTAGGTTCTACCACTGACTCTACTAACACACAAACCGGGGCTTTGATTGTCAGAGGTGGAGCGGCCATCCAAAAAAATCTATATGTTTTTGGAAATGTAGTCAGCTCGGGAACAATTGTAGGTAGTGTAGCACAAGCCTCAACAGCTACATTTGCTATATCAGCCGGATCTGCAACAACAGCTACTAACGCCTTGTTTGCCAATACTGCAACCTTTGCCTATACTGCAACTACTGCTACACATCTGCTAGGGGGTGCAGGTGGGAGTATTCCATATCAAACTGCCGCAGGTCAGACAGCATTCTTGGCTATAGGTGCTAACCAATATGTGTTAACAGTCAGCGGAACAACACCTGCTTGGTCACCATTAAGTGGTGTTAGTGCGGGAAGTGCATTGACAGCAACTAATGTAGCATTTGGAACTGCTGGCCAGATCCCATATCAATCATCACCGGGAGTGACTGTATTTGTTGGACCAGGAAATACTGGTGAAATACTAGTAAGTAGATCAACATCGGGACCTATATTTCAAAATACTCTAACACTAGCAGGAACTACCGCTGCTTCGAGCACAATGACTGGCGCTTTTCAAGTAAGAGGTGGTGCTGGCATCGGCGGTGATCTGTATGTAGGCGGCACAATATATGGATTAAATGGTCAGGGTATTAGACCTAGAGTGGTAGCATATGCTAACGCTACCAGCATAACGCTCAATGCTGATACAACAGATATTGCCACACAGACAAATACACAAGCAGCAGGCACGCTGACCTTTGCTGCGCCCACAGGAACCCCATATGATGGTCAGAAAATTTTAGTTAGATTAGTATGCACTAATGCCCAAAGTTTCAGCTTTAATGCGGTATTTCAAGGGTCGTCTGAAATGGCATTGCCTACTAGTAGTAGTAGCGGCGGAAAATATGACTATATGGGATTTATATATAATTCGGCTGCCGTCAAGTGGCAACTTATAGCAAAAATGTTCGGTTTTTAATTTAGTGATATGGCAAATAAGTATTGGCGAAGCACTATAGCATCAGGAAGTTGGAACTCATCGGCAAATTGGAGTCTTAATAGCTCTACCCCTCCCTATACAAATACCAGTGCTCCTACCAGCTTAGATGATGTATTCTTTGAAAGTAATGCTACTGTGTCTTTTACCACTTCAGCTAACTGTAGGCTGCTGAGAATAAGGGCCAATGTGACATTCAATGCAGGCAGTATAGGAACAATAAGTGTAAATGGCGACCTTGAGTGTGATTATTTTACCACGGTAAGATATAATGGAACTACTGCTATTACCATGGTAGGTAGTGCCGCACAAAATATCTATCCTAGTAGCGATATGAATGTTCAGAATTTTAGAATTAACAAAGCTACTGGGGCAACGGCTACTCTCCACGGTCAACTGAATATTACCATAAACACAACCAATGCTTCTAGGTTTTTTCACACCACAGGAAATTTCAATCTAAATGGTAATACTTTGGTATGCAGATATTACGATCAAAGCGCAACTGGTAATAGAGCATTTAATCTCAATGGCACAGTTAGAGTTATCGGGCAAAGCGGTAATATAGTTATAGGAATCGCAAGTCCCAACCTAACCTATACAGACAAGTCAGGTTGGATAGAAGTAGCACCAGACGGCGGCACAGGCACAATAGGATGTGTATTTCACACACAGAATAGAAATGCTGCACCTAAAGTAAGATTCACTAATAATAGAAACTACTCAGTATCTGGTAATTGTGAAGAGGTTGAATTAAACGGTGCTTTTGTCTCTACGACTAATATTGGAATTTTCGGACCACTTACTGGTACTCCCACTGTGACATCTATGATTACCGGCGTAACTGTTACAATACTGGGCGTAGCAGGGCAAACTGTAGAATACCCGGGATATAATGCTATTTTTGGCACATTGGCATTTAGTGGTTTTGCCGGTGCCTCTGGTATTACATTCAACATAAGTGGTGTTCGAGCTAACACAATAAACTGCACAACTTCATTTTGTACCTATAATATTTCCATAACCGCAAATGTATCTGGTTTTACATCAACTACTCTCAATGCCACAGGCATAGGATCGACTTATAATTATGATAATTTTTATGATCAAGCAGCCTCTACTATCAATATGGGGGGCAGTGCGGCTACAGTTCATTTTGTTAAATACTATGCTACATTTGATACCATAGGCTCAATTAATTTTACTATAGGAAATTTGACATTAGAAACTACAATTTATTGTAGATTTTTTAATTCAAATACTGCCAATACTAGAGTCTTTCTTTTTCAAAACAATTGGATCAGGGTTGGTCATTCTAGGTCCAGCACAGGATCGGGGGCAGAAGCTAATGGAACTGGCGCAATTGCTATCACCGGAACATCGGCTCAAATAACCTCTGATGCGGAAACAACATATGATGGCGGATTTTGGCTATCAGGTAGCGGGACCTGCACACTGGGCACTTGGGGTATTATTCATGCTCCTAGGTTTGTTATAGAGGCTATCAATAATGTTGGACTAACTGCCAACATTACCAGCGGTAATGTTCGTCGTTGTGAAATACAAAACAGTGTTACATTTGGATCAAGCACAATAGCGATTACCAAAGAAGATTTTGTTTGGAATGGTGGAGGAACACCTAATTTAACTAATTTAACCTTGGATCATATACATACTTCCAATATAAATGTGGATTTTAGACCCAGTGAAGCACTCGGCAGTAATCCTAATCTTAGAATAGGCACATTTAGAATTCCTGGTACGGCAGGAGCAAATGTTACCTGGAACCTAAATGTCTATTGTAGGTTTATGAGCCTGCTAGTTTCTACAGGAAATTTTTATTTAGATGATGTTAATTTTGTAAATCAAATAACTGCCAGTGGTATAAATGCTATCTACAGATACAACACAGTTATTAATAATACCGGAGTTACAACCAGCGAACAAATTACTATGGGTGGTAGTGCTAGCACTCAACATAGAGTAGAATGGTATGATGTTAATGTAAATGGTATTATAAATCATTCGATAGGGTTATTACACCTAGACTGGGATTTAAATTGTCGCACATTTAGAAGTAATGTCACTGCTAATACTAGAGTATGGGAATTTAACGGTAATTGGATTAATACTACTGGTTCTGGTATATTCGACATTGTAGGATCAACCGCTATTACTTCAGATGCAGAAACAAGTCCTTGGGGTGGAGGTTTTAGGGTAAGAGGTTCTGGGAGTTATCATACTTTTGGAACCGTTCCTGGAATACATGCGCCTAGGGTAATTTTTGATCCTCAAGGCAGCACCGTTACCGTGGGAGTAACCAGCGGAAATGTTCGAGAAGTATATTTAGAGGCGGGAACTCTTACCTTTCTTACCAGTAGCGTAATAACCTTTGTGAGATCTGGAATGAGTCATGCCGGCGGCACATATAATACAGTAAATTTAACATGTATTATAAATTTTGTTGCTAACGAAACTTTTGATTATACATATACTAGAATAGGAACACTACAAGTTTCTGGAGCACCTACGGGATTAACTTATAATCTTAGTGCTGATTGTAACACTCTAACGATTTCTTCGGGCAGTAACACATATAACCTCGATAATATCACACACGGTATTGTTACATTAAGTGGTGGGTCTGCTACTTATAATTGTAACTATCTACGACAAAATACAGGAGCAGGCGCTAGAACATTATCAGGCACAGGTTCTACTTATAATTTGACTAATTGGCAGGCACTGGGAACTATAACTCATAGTGCTGGCACCGTAAATCTTACCTCTAATAATAATCTTTTCGACCAATGGCAATCAACATCTGGACTTACTAGACGACTACAAGCCAATGGCTATTTTATATATTGTGCAACCTCAGTGAATTTTCAATCAGGCATTACTGGATTTACTTCAGATAGTAATGGTGGCTTCGAAATGGATAATGGCAATGCTAACTTAACTGCTATTCTATCAACAGATACCAATGCTTTTGATTTTAGAATATATGGTAATATGTCCTGGAGTTTTGGCGGAACAGTGAATACCTTGATCCTAGGAGGTGGTGCCGGTATAACAGGGTTAACTCAGATGTATGTAAGAAAAAATGTCATACAAGGGTATCCTTGGACCACGGTTAACTCACTTTCCAATCTTCGAATATACATGGTTAGCAACGGAACTTATGACGCAGATACACCCAGTCCAGTGGGTTTAGTTGTCGCCCAAAATAATGGGCAAAGCATCACGGTTAACAATATGTATGCTTCTCAAGTTGATTTTACAGGGGCTACTTCAAATTATACAATTAATAATGCCACAGCTATAACTATCTTAAACTGTAGTGGTAGCGGTTCTACTTATAACTTGTTATCATTTAGCGGAACAACAGTAAACCTTACCGCACTTTTTGCCAGCGGAACTCCTGTTTACAACATAGGATCTATTGTGATTACAGGATCTGCTGTAGGACAAGGACTACAATTTCAGGGGGGTGGTAATTTAAACCTAGTAGGAAATCCTTCTTTCTATCGTATCAATTCAAATGTTGGCAATACAAGAAGTTTTAATTTCGGCAGTTATTTTATTATTATGGAAGCAGGCGGTAATGTTAACATTGCCAATTCGGCACAATTCAGCTCTACTGAGACAGGGGGTGGATGGAGGCTGAGAAATAATAATACCATGGATATAGGTATATTGGCATCTGGTGCTTCTATGAATATCCAATTTCAAGGTGTTTTAACTCTGTCTACACCTGGAAATACATTTATTAAAACACTTCAAAATTATTGGGATGGTGATGCAGGAACACCTGGATACATAAATACAGCCAATTTTACCCTAACTGTCTACGGTGGAGTAAAATTAGCTGGTGACGGTAATCTAAACTATGGTAATTGGTCTACTACAAATATAACTGTTATAAATAATGACACTGCTGCAAATCCTTCCTTTACTTCATATCCTTCCGGCGCATCAGGTTCTGTAACTATCCCTAATCTTGATGTATCCGGTGCAGGGGTGACAAGAAATCTAGTAGGAAACTTATATGTAGGAACATTTACTTTTAATTCAGGTAGTTTTAATTTAAATAACAATACAATTTTTGCTACCACATGTACATTAAATTCAACTACAAAGTCCATAGCTTCAGGAACATCAGGAAAAATACAAACTATAAATTGGAGCCATGCAGACATAAGCGCAATGACATGGACAGGCACAGGTTACATCGAAGTTTATAACGGAACACTAAACAATGGAGGCACTACAGGCGCTACTACTAATATTGCTAACTTTAGGATAGCAGGAAATCCCACAGTCAACAATAATTTTTATGCAAACAACCTAATACTTGTCGGATGGACTCCTAATTCTAGTCTTTATAGAACATATATTGCAGGTAATCTAACCTATTCTGGTGGAATGGATTCAACAGCATACCTACATACCTTTGAATTTATCGGGACAAATGCAGCTTCAGTATCTACTACAGCAGCAATGACTAATTCTTTTCCAAGGTTTATTATCTCTGGAGGTAAAACACTTACAATTCAGAATTCTATACTTGCTAGTATTATCCAAATAAATGCTTCAAACACCTTAAACACAAATGATCAAGCAATAACCATTGATAATAGTGTAATAAACAATGGGACAGTCACATTAGGGTCTAGTATAATAACTATGTCTTCTAACAGTGGTAGTATTTGGAGTGGCAGTGCTAGTCAAATTGTTAACGGAGGAACCTCAGAGATTAAGTTTACAGGCACAGGATCGTTTGATAAAACTGTTTATTTTGGAACTGGTAATACGCTCAACAAGTTAACAAATGGAACAACATTTTCACATAGTGGAAGCGGGGACGGCACAGGGTGGTTAATAATTCAATCTGATAACCTTTCTATAGCTCTTGTGGCCAAAAATCCTGGTGCCTATTCTGCAGGTTTCAAATTTACTAACCAAGGAGCTGGTATAGCCAAAGTTACAGCGTTCTCTATAGATGGTATTTCTGGATTTCCTACCTATGTTCAAGGTCCTATAACTAAACCAGGAAGTGTAGGAACTATGACATTTAATTGGTTGGGAGTAAAAAATTCAGTGGTATCAGGAGGTGCTCCTCCTGGTTGGTATGCTAATAGCAGTATAGACTATGGAGGCAACACAGGATGGATATTTGCCGCTCCAGTTAATACAAATAACGGTAACGGATTTTTTGTATTTTTCTAGCGTGAAGTATATAATAAATAACTAGATTATCTATTATCTAGTTAAATTATGGCACCTTTTCACAAATTATCTCTGCAAAAAAACAGCACCATAAATATCGGAGCCATAAGGTAAAGGTATGGCATTACTCACCCCTGCAACAGGAGCACAGATTTCTTTTGGTAAAGTCAACAAGGCATTTACCAATTTTGCACCAGGTGCAGCAGGTAATGCCCCGTCTGGAGGACAAAATATAAAACTTAGTTCAGTGTTAGGAACCTACGTTAGTTTGGCAACCGGAACACAATTAAGTTTATCTTTAGGATTAGGCGGAAAATCTACACCTTTTGATTACGATACATAAGGTAATAGATGAAAGTAGATCAAATTGCTGAAATAATAAAAATTGCAGACTTATCAAAGAGTAAGTGGGAATTAGATAATATAATCTACTGGGACAGATCTACAAATCCAGTAACACTTATAAACTTTTTAGAAAGAATTCAAGAACTCAAAACTAGCACTAGTTTAACTAAAACTGAAGAGACTGAGCTTAAGCATCTCATTGAATTGTTAAAAGAGCTTGATTATAAAGAATGTAAAGAGCTTTTTAGCCAAGACGACGACCAATCTAAAGATTATTATTTAGAATCTTTAGCAAGAACAGCGGCTATAGAAACACTAACCTCGGGCAAATTGAGCTTCGAAACTATGACAACCGCTTGCAAATTAAGTCCCAACGACTTTATAATAGTTGCGAAACGCACACAAGATCTAATTCAGGCAATACATGGATTAGTAATTAAGGGCGAAGCACTGAGTAAAGATGTTGCAGGCGCATGAAAAAGAAATCAGTATTTTCTACCACAAGCTGGACAAGCAAAAAAGGTAAATTAGCTGTTTGTATCCCTACTAGGGATACTCTACATTCAGCTCACGCCTTATGTCTAGCTGAAATGATGAAACTTAATACCATGAATAATATCGATACTCAAGTATTCATGGATGCTAGCACTATACTATTAACTCAGCGTGAACGGCTAGCCACCGAAGCGGTTAATCTAGGTGCAGAATATGTGCTTTGGTTAGATAGCGATATTACCTTTCCCGCTAGCATAGCCATGAGATTAATAGCACATAACGAGGATATTGTTGCCTGTAATTATATTCGAAGGCAATTGCCACCAAAGGGTGTTGCCTATGAAGTTATAGGAGATTGGCAAAATCCATTACCATTCGAGATTTACGATGACTTAATAGAAGTTCAGGGTGTAGGTATGGGATGTATGCTAATGAAAACTAAAATTTTTACAGAAATCCCTAAACCTTGGTTTGAGTTTGGTTGGACAGCCTCTAGTAATGACTATCTCGGTGAGGACATGATACTTTGTCAAAAAATGGCAAGTGTTGGGTATAATGTAAAAATTGATACTCAACTCAGTCAAGAATTAAGGCATTTAGGAACTTGGGCGTTCGGCCCAGACCTATTAGATAAGTTCTAATAATAATTCTAATTTAGCCCTAGTTATCTTATTTGTTAAACTATTTTTTACGCCTTGATGTAGGGGTTTAGGCCATTTACCGTATTCACACCAAGAATAACCACTATGCTCAGAATTTAATACAGGCATAAATTCTTTTTCAATTAATAGCACATAGGTATTATATTGAAAACGTTGATCATTACTTACAAAAAGCTCTAAAGGTATAGCTTTTCTAATTTTAGTATTTCCTACTTCTTCTTCTATTTCACGTGACAGTGTGTCATATGGTGTAAAATCTTTAGGATCTTTTTTACCTCCAACAAATCCCCAAGACCCGGCAGTTTTACCGTTGTTCCTGAGTAAAAATAAAAACCTTTTAGTATCAGCAGCCAAAACAAATCCACCACTACAAATTATTTCATTCACAAAATCAATCGCCAAAGTTTATTTTGATATACACCTTCATAACTCTTTACCCAATCACCGTTTTCAAATTGATACTGAGTTCCGGTATAAGAGTTAGTGACATAAATTACACCGGTCGCTGTTGTAGAATCAAATACAATACCCCAACTTGTTCCATTCCATGAGATTATATCATTGGCATGTGCCCTGAAATCGCTTCCGTCGGAGTTTTTCCATGCTACAGGACCGTCGTATCCGGGCTGACCAAAATCTGGAGAAAGATTTAATCCTTCTAAAATTAAAAATCTTGTTCCTGCTGTTACCCCCGATGGTTTATATGTAATAGGATTAACTATAGCATCAATAGTGCCTCTTCCTGATAAAATAGTATTAGAGGGTATTGTATCTTGATCTACAGATAAAATCATTGATTTATCATCTGATGGATCTAAAGAAATTGTAGCAACTACTTCATTCTCACCAGCTTTAGCAAATCTTAATTGAGTTAAACTAGCTCTAAATTTTCCAGGATACATATTTAAAATTGTATGCCACGAAGTAGAATTCCTAGGATCAGTTATATCAATTCCTGAGTTTGAAATTGCTTGACTAATAAGACGTGCTGTTCCGTTTAACACTAATAATTCATAGTTGCCCGGTGTCACTGTAACTTCTTCGTCTGGGCTAAAATCATTAAAAATAGCAGATTCACCTGTTCTATCATAGGCAGTCTTAATCGGTCCTTCTATATTTTCAGCAAAAAGATTACTGATAATTTTAGTTACTATACCTAATTTTCTTACCTTTGCAGGTGGAGTAATCCATACAGGTGCTGAGAATGTTAAACTTAAAATATCAATATCCTCGTTAACACCTTGCGGAACAGCTCTTGTCGTCCATACCTGACTTTCTAAGTGTAGCACACTAAGGCTAGTCCAATCAACATAATTATCAGTAGTTTGAATTTCTAAACTAGGATTAAAAAATACAACTATTTGCTCCCAAAGTTGCAACTTTTGTTCTGCACTTGTAGTCCATATATCTGCATTTAAAGAAAGCAGATAAGGGCTAGGCATAATACGTTCTACAGTATAATTACTACCTTGAGTGTTAATATAGGTATTAGTAGCGGTGTTTATATCACGTTCTCTAATATGTATTTTGCTGACAAAGGTAGGGTCTTGTAGTCTAGGGCGGTCAAATTGAATGTCTTTTATATAGCAAGCAATAAATGGTGCTGATGGAATAGCATTCTCACTGTTCTTTCTTAGCAACTGTGCCACCTGTCTAGTCATATCTCCATATCTAACAGGCACACGAGTAAGATTACCCTTAGCATCTCTATAGGCAAAATTACTCATCACGTTAATAAATTGAGACAAATATCTTCTTATTTGCCCGTCATAAAAATAATCCATTACACATCAGCCTTCGGTTTAAGGACTCTGCTAAGAGCCTGTCTTTCTGGAATAATCTCACCTGCTATAGTAGCTGTATTTAAATTGTTTATAAAGCTAGCTTTTAATTTTCTTCTAATTAGATCTTGATCGATAGTTTGTGTATCCCCTAAGGTGCTAATTGTCATCCTAACATTATCCTCAAATCTTACCCAATGCGATCCATTGAACCTATACATTCTATTTGGAAGGTAGTCAGTTCTAACAAAAAACTCACCTTCTGTTGCATTTTCCGGAAATGTTATACCAAAACTGTATGGCGATCCGTTTGGTGGAACACCATCCCCTGTAAGATATCCTACATAATAATTCTTGTTAGGTGTATTAAGAATAGCGGTAGTATCTAATCCGCTAGTGACATCAATATCTGTTGAGCTTACATCTAAAGTATCTACTAACCCAGATGTCTCCTCCTTAGGAACAATATACAAATGTCGTGTTTCATACCCACTCTTAGGGACATCTGCTTCAGCTTGAAGTATAACCTGATCATTAATTTCTATACTCTTTTGATAATCACTTAAAAGATCTCTTAAAGTCGATCCATCACCTGCTCCTGAATCTTTATCTAAAATTTCTTTAAACTCTTGTCTATCTACCAAAGGTTGGCATTTAACTCTAATCAAATGTGGATACCAAGTTTGGCTGTAACCGCTAGCAGGTCTGCTGACTTCGCTAACTACATAAAATCTTTTTAAAGCAGCTAAACTGTTATCTAAGGCATATTCATCTTTTTGATGCGGTAGCTCTAGAACATCACCTGCAACAATTTTTCTACCAAGAGCTTCGAAACTTGATCTAAGATGAAAGTTTATAAGTATATTCTCATTTTGTAAAAACAATCCAAATTGACTCAAATTAAAATCTATATCCTGAAGAGTGTAAATCCCTCTAATTACATAAACATCTGTATCATACTTTCTATCTCTATTTTCTAACAACAATAAGTCTTGAATAGAAACTTCAGGGATTTCGTTAAGCTGAGCAGGAACTGTTGGCGAACTTTCTCCTTCTAAAGGAGTCACTGGCCCAAGGTATTTGTGAACAAGTATATCTGTGCCACCAATTTGAAATTGTTCATTAATAGCACGATCGATAAATTTAAAATCATTACCTTTTTCTGGACGATATAGAGATAGTCTAGGCATAGTAGTATATTTATGGTAAATAGCTGTATGACTGATAGCGAACTAGAAAGACAAAATGTCGTTGACTACATCAAATCTATGCTAGGTGATGGCATGATTGATGTTGAATTAGACCCTGCACACTATAAAACTGCCATAGATCGAGCTTTAGCTAAGTTTAGACAGCGTAGTAGCAATGCAGTAGAAGAGAGCTATGCTTTTTTAACAGTTCAAGTTGACCAAAATGAGTATACCCTACCTAGTGAAATTACTAATGTTAGACAAATTTTTCGTCGAAGCATAGGTTCTAGATCTGGCGGAGGAGGAGGTGGCACCCTATTTGAACCATTCAATTTAGCCTACTCTAACACTTATCTCTTAACTGCTACAAATATGGGTGGATTAGCTACATATTACGCTTTTGCAAGCTATCAAAAGCAAGTAGGAAAAATGTTTGGTAGTGATATAAATTTCACATATAATAGAACTACAAAGAAACTAACATTGATGCAAAGGCCTAGAAGTGAAGAAGAAGTATTGATATGGGTTCACAACTACAGACCAGACTTTAATTTATTGCAAGATCAGTTTGCTGGCCAATGGTTAAAGGATTATGCCCTTGCTACCTGTAAAGTTATACTTGGCGAAGCTAGAGAAAAATTTGGAACTATTGCGAGTCCACAAGGTGGCACAACGCTAAACGGTGCCGCCTTAAAAGGTGAGGGTAAAGCTGAGCTAGAAATGTTAGAACAAGACATTGTTAATTATAAAGACGGCGGAACTCCCCTTACATTTGTTATCGGCTAATAAAAATTTGACATTCTAATCTAAAGATAATAAATTATAGCATCGTTCGGGGGTGCTATGATTATAGGGTTTGTAGGTTTTATTGGATCAGGTAAAGATACTGCCGCAGATTATTTGGTAAATTTTCACGGATTTCGAAGGGATTCTTTTGCTAATACCTTAAAAGATGCTGTAGCTGCGGTTTTTGGATGGGATAGAACTTTACTAGAAGGACGCACTAAAGAAGCTCGGGAATGGCGAGAACAAGTAGACACTTGGTGGTCAGAAAGACTTGAAATTAAGGAACTAACCCCTCGATGGGTATTACAGCATTGGGGGACAGAAGTTCTAAGAAATCATTTTCACGATGATATCTGGATTGCTAGCCTTGAGAATAAAATTCGCAAAACTAAAGACAACATTGTAATCAGCGATGTTAGATTTACAAATGAAATAAAGGCCATCCATAATGCAGGTGGATTAGTAGTGAGAGTAAAAAGAGGGACTGATCCTAATTGGTTCCAAGATGCTGCCAACGTTAACTGCGGACCTACAAATCTTAATTGGGCAATAAGTAAACAAAGAATGTCGGAATTAAAAATTCATACTAGTGAAACTAGTTGGATTGGAAATCATATTGACTACACAATAGAAAATGATCAAACCATTGATCATCTTTTTAACGAAATTAAAAATCTGGTTGAAGATCACCTCGTCGCCATCTAATCTCTGTTTTATCTAAAATTCTTTGGCAATTTGCACAGACAGTTTTTAAGTTAGAATGCCTACAATTTTGTAGATCACCGTCAGCGTGATAAACATTAAATTGTTGCGGAAATTTAGAAGAAAAGCTACATCTATCGCAGGATAATTTTTTCTTATATCCTGCTCTTACCCATAAAGGAACCCCATCTCCACGATCTTTGGAGCAATGATCGCACATTGACCTATAATAAACTTTATCAGCTTTGTGATAGTTAATAGCAACAAGCCTTTGTTGACATTTCTTACAAAAATTACGCATACTGCGCCCTTTTCAGTGCCCTTTTCCGTGTATTTAAGACGGATTTTTTTCTAAGATGGTAATAAATAAATCAAAGTAATCCATTTAGGAGATTGTATAATGGCAACATTGAATTCACCTGGTGTAGTAGTTCAGGTTATTGACGAAAGTTTTTACACACCGGCTGCTCCCGGCACAGCGCCTATGGTTTTCGTAGCTACTGCGCAAGACAAAACAAATCCAAGCGGAACAATTGCCGCAGGAACTACCAAAGCCAATGCAGGTAAGGTATGGTTAATCACAAGCCAACGAGATTTAACTGATACGTTTGGCACCCCATTGTTCTATACCGATAGCAGTGGTAATCCCCTTCATGGAAATGAATTAAATGAATACGGTCTACAAGCAGCATACAGCTCATTAGGTGTAAGCAGTAGATCTTATGTTGTTAGAGCTGACATTGATTTAGCAGAACTTGCTCCTCAAGCAACAGAACCTGTAGGTGATCCGATATCTGGAACTTATTGGGTTGATACAGCTAACTCAGTTTTTGGCATTAAAGAATGGAACGCATCTACTCAAAAATTTACAGTAAAAACTCCACTTGTTATCGATGATTCTAATAAATCAACTTTAGCAAGTCCTACAAATATTCCTTTAGTCAGCGCTGGACAAATAGGTGACTACTGCATTGTTATTGTGAATGATAACGATTCTAGAGTATATTATAAAAATGGATCAAATGCTTGGGAAGCAGTAGTAAACGGCTTCGGTGGAGGAAAGTCTGTTCAAATAAGCGAGCACTACAACTATCCATCATGGAACGGCGCAACAGCAACAGGATCAGTTTGGATTACAACAACTTCAAAATCTAATGGTGCTAACTGGAGTGTAAAATACTTTAACGGAAGCACACAAACTTGGAGTGTAGTATCTGCTCCTATCTATAGAAATGTTCAAAATGCTACCTATAACTTAGACCTAACAGGAGGTGGTGCTAATCTTAGCGTAGGATCTCTCTTTATCGATAGTAACTATGATGATAACGCAAGTGAAACAGCAAACTTTAAACTTTGGAGAAGAAGCAAAACTGGTGCTACAACAATCGTTTCTGATCCAGTCACAGCTTATGCAACGAACGGGTCAGTATACACATTTAGTGTAGCAGAAAGTAGAGTAGAATCTTCAACATTTACTTCCCCTGTGCAAGTTATTATGACTGTAACTAATGCTACAACAGTATTAGGATCAATGATTCCAGCAGCTATCAGTGCATTATCTGGATTAATCAATGTAACTGCTTCGTTTGATTCATCAACTGGTAGACTAACAATGAATCATAAGCTAGGTGGTAATATTAAAATTACCGGTCTAAATAGCGCAGTAAGATCATTATTAGGTTTAATACCCTATGATATGACTACTTTAAGTGGAACTGCAAATCTTTATACATTTGCAAGCAACACAACAACCGACTTCCTAGTTTCAAACTGGAAACCGTTAGTATTTGAAGCAAAACCAACAGCGCCATATACAGATCCAGTTGATGGAACACTTTGGTATAGCAATGTGTTGGATCAGGTTGATATTATGTATAACACAGGAACTCAATGGGTAGGCTATGCAAACGCTTTCCCTAATGCAGATCCTAATGGTCCAATTGTTAGCTCTTTAGAGCCAACTACACAATCAGATGGAAGTGATTTAGTTACAGGCGATATTTGGATTGATACAAGCGATCTAGAAGCTTACGGTAAAAACATTTATGTTTATAACACCTCTACAGTTACTAAGTGGGTTTTACAAGATACAACTGATCAATCAAGTCCAGATGGCTGGGTCTTTGCAGATGCACGATACAATACAACAGGAACAGTTAACACTCCTGGTGTATTAGGTTTAATGAGAAGTAGTAACTATGTAGATCCAGATTGTCCAGACCCGTTGTTATATCCAAGAGGTATGCGACTGTGGAATACTCGCCGTAGTGGATTCAATGTTAAGAAATACGTAGCAGGACATGTTAACACTCTAGCAAATAGCGGACTTAACTTAAGATTCAACAGTGAGTCGATGGCAAACTATGAAGCAGATAGATGGGTCGCACAATACACTACAGCCGATGATGGATCAGGTGTATTTGGACGTAAAGCACAGCGTCAAGTTATTGTTAAAGCTATGAAGTCTCTAATTGATACTAATGTAGCCATTAGAGATACAGATACATTAAACTTTAACTTAATCGCAGCACCATCATATCCTGAGCTAGTTAGCAATATGGTAGCATTTAATACAGATCGAGGAATTACAGGATTTGTAGTAGGTGATACACCATTTAGATTGAAACCAACTGGATCTGCCTTAAATGCATACGGTCTAAACAGCAATGGAGCTGTAGAGACAAATGAAATCGGTGCAGCTACCTATGATGAATACATGGGTATGTTTTATCCAAGCGGCTACGCAACAGATAATGCTGGCAACAACATTGTAGTTCCTGCAAGCCACATGGTATTAAGAACTATTATTAACAGTGATGCCAAGGCATATCAATGGTTTGCTCCAGCAGGAACACGTAGAGGCACAGTTGATAACGCAACCTCAGTGGGTTATGTCGATTCTGAAGGCGAATTTAAGTCAACTACAGTTCCACAAAATCTACGTGACGTGTTAGACGATGTAAAAATTAATCCTATTAGTAATTTAACAGGAGTTGGTCTAGTTATCTATGGTCAAAGAACTCGTGCTAGAAACGCAAGTTCCTTAGATAGAATTAACGTAGCTAGACTAGTTGCATATCTACGTAGACAATTAGATGTTTTATCAAGACCATTCTTGTTTGAGCCTAATGATGCACAGACAAGAAGAGAAATTAAGTCCGCAGCAGAAAGCTTGCTACTCGAGTTAGTAGGTCAACGTGCTCTGTATGATTTTATTGTAGTCTGTGATGAGACAAATAACACTGCTGCAAGAATTGACCGTAACGAGCTATATATGGATATAGCTGTAGAACCAGTTAAAAGTGTTGAATTTATCTACATTCCATTGAGACTCAAAAACAAGGGTGATATTGCAGCTGGACTATAATAGGTAAATAAAACGAATAAGGAGCAGTTCATGCCAATTGCAAGTTTAAGAAATTTTACAGTTCCATTAGCAGGAACACAGGCATCATCAACACAAGGGTTGTTGATGCCAAAATTAAAGTATAGATTCCGTGTAACTCTTGACGGATTCGGTGTTGCAGGAGCACCCACAACCGAACTAACCAAGCAGGTTATGAATGCGTCAAGACCGGACATTACCTTTGAAAACATAACTTTACCTGTTTACAACAGCACAGTTAAAATTCTAGGTAAACATAGTTTTGCTGATGCTAAACTTACCTTAAGAGATGATGCTAGTGGAGTAGTTAGCCGTAAAGTTGGTGAGCAACTACAGAAACAATTTGATTTCTTTGAACAAGCTAGTGCGCAAAGTGCTATTGACTATAAGTTCAGAATGCGGGTTGAGATTTTAGATGGCGGCAATGGCGGATTTGAGCCTGTAACTTTAGAAAGCTTTGAATTTTTAGGATGCTTCATTAAACAAGCAACTTATCAAGGCGGCGATTATAGCAGCAATGAAATAATGGATATTGCTTTAACGATAACTTACGATAATGCAATTCAACTAGAAGCACCAGGGGGAGCAGCCAGTGGTATAGGTGTAAATGTAGGTCGTGTTGTTCGTCCTGCAAACGCACAAGGTCAAGCTGTTGGCGGGTAATAGTTTATCTATTATTAAAAAGCCCGGTAAAATCCGGGCTTTTTTATTGGCATAAATATCAATATGTCAAAATTTAATAACTATTTAGGTCTACCTCCCTTAAACGGTTTAGAGCCAACTCTTCACGATTATAGACATGCTGCAAGGTTGTTTTCAGATGACGGACAAGCTAGAGCACCTAAATATGGATTTCTTTACTATGTTCAATTTATAATTAATACTAACGCTTCAGCCAATGAGCTAGACAAAAACATAGGATTATTTGTTAAAAAAATTGATTTACCGAGATTTACTATTAAAACCGAAACGGTTAATCAATATAACAGAAAAACACAAGTGCATACAGGACTAACCTATAGTCCTGTATCAATTGAGTTTCATGATGACTCCAGTAATATAACCAATAACCTATGGCATTCATATTATATTTCCCACATTGCAGACGGAAACTATAAAACAAAAACCAACGTTCCAAGGCAATTCAAAGATACTAAATTCTCTGATACTGACTACGAATATGGAATGTATACTAGAAAAGACAGCGAAAGCTTTTTTGAACGAGTAGACATATATGTTTTCCATCACAATACAGATAACCATACAATGGTCAGTTTAATTAATCCTAAAATTACTGAATGGAAACACGATTCTTTAACTTCGGCTGAAACAAAAGTATTACAAAATTCGATGACACTTGTTTATGAAAATGTTTTATACCATACTAACAGTGGTAATTCTAAAATCCCAGGTTTTGTTAACGAATTTTATGATCCTAATCAAAGTCCTTTAAAGATGGGTGGTAACTCTAATAACGATCCTAATGCGAACGAAGAATTAGCTATACGTCCAGGAAATGCAGCAATCTTTAATCAACCTCAACTTGCAAGACAAGGAAGCTCGGTGTTCGATAAGGCGGGAAATGCTAGACAATATAATATTCCTCCGCAAAAAGCATCCTTATTTGATAAGTCGGGTAAACCGAGACAATATGGATATATCAACCCGCCTTATAGGACTAATAATCAGCTACTAGACATTGCAGCTATATTAGCTAAAGATTACCTACAAAAGAACGGGCTCGGTAGAGTAGGACCTAAAGGTTATAACATAGCATCGGGAGCCTTGAATTATTCAGTTAGAGAACCTGCGGGGAAATTCTACGAACAACCTACCAATCAATATAATCCAGGTGTAGTAAATTTACCAGGCGGAATTGGTGTTAATGTTTTTAAAGGAATTAACACAAGTGTCGATGGTAAACTCAGAGTTAACCCTGCGGCAATTATTTTTCCACCTAAACGATAATGAGAACATCTTATTCTAATTTTCCCGGCGCAAGTCAAAAGACAAAAACAGTTCAAGGATTCGAAGGATACCAATCACTTCCTATGGGAATCGATCCTACAGTGTATGCTGCGTTGACAGGTTTTTTTCAGAGTAGAGGGTTTCAAGAAGTTGCCTCAGAAAGTATTAGCGAAGTTATAATTCTTCAGGCTAAACAAGATGGTTATAATCCTATGCAAATTCTTGATACTTTGAAAGGATTTACCGACGCTGACATTTCTGGATTAGTGGCAGAAATTTTAAATTATAATAGATATAAGTCTAGCAGTCTAGGTATCGGATATGTCTTGCCCACTAATCCTGAAATACTTAGAAACATAATAGCATGAGCCTTAAATTCAGTAAGGATTTCTACAAGGTAAAAAATCCAGAGAAATATATAGGAAGTAAAGATCCATTATATCGTAGTAGCTGGGAAATGACATTTATGATGTTTTGTGATAATAATCCTGCTATACAAGAATGGGCTAGCGAACCTGTAAAAATTCCATATAGAGATCCTTTAACAGGTAAATTTACAGTATATGTCCCTGATTTTATCATTGTCTACTATGATAAAAATCAACGTAAAAAAGTCGAACTGATAGAAATTAAACCAGCTAATCAAATGATAAAAGAAAGAGTTGGTAAAAATGTATATAATCAAGCTCAATATGTTAAAAATATGGCAAAATGGGCGGCGGCAGGGGAATGGGCTAAATCAAGAGGAATTGTCTTCAGAGTTATTAATGAGCACGACATTTACCATACCGGAACTAAAAAGAAAAGATAAGTAAATTTATGACTAAGAAACTTGAAAAATTGTTCGATATCGCCCCAAATGAAGAACATTTAATTGGGCCCACCGAATCAAGTAAAAAAGAAACCATTAATCTCCAAGAGAAACTTGAGGAGTTTGATAAAATAGCCAGCGCATTGCCTAGAGTAAAAGGGTTAGGAGACATGGCTGATTCAGAGCTAGATGCGTTGGCCAGTAAGGCAGAGCAGGCTTATGATGACCTAATGGATCTAGGTATGAATGTAGATGTTAGATACGGAGCTAGAATGTTTGAAGTTGCAGCCAATATGATGAATGCTGCTATTCAGGCAAAATCTGCAAAAATTGATAAAAAATTAAAAATGATCGATCTTCAGATTAAAAAGTTAGCGATTGATAAAAAACACAGTGATGTAGAAACTCAAACCGTTCAAGCAGAAGGTTATATCATTAGTGACAGAAACAGCCTCCTTGAAAAACTTAAATCTTTAAATAAATAATACTATGAAATCATTTAAAGAATATCTAACCAAATCTCAAAAGCAATATCCTTTTAGGATTAAAATTGCTCACGAAATGACTTCTGAACAAGAAGATCTAATGAAAAGTCTTTTAGGAAGATTTATTAGAGATAATTCTTCTCTAAGTTTAAAAAAATCTAAAACACCAATTCAAGCAGCACCTTTAGATTTTCCCCAAGTTAAAAACTCAGAAGTTAATATCTATGAAGTAGTGTTAGATTTTCCAACAACGCAATTTGAGCTTAAAGAATACCTTAGCACCCACTTAGGTGTAGGCAAACCACACCTTGTAGTAAGAGCACCAAACGAGCCAAGCGAAGAATATCAAACACAAGAACCTAAAAGAGAGGGTGCGTTATTAAACGATCCTGATTACAAAGAAGCACCAAATGTTAAATTTGAAGATTACTACGGTGACAAATATAATTCTGGTTTTGTAAAAGAATTAAACGATATTCTCAAACTGCAAAGACGAGAGCGCGGAGAAGAAATTCCTACAGAAGGTGCGGCTAAGTTTAACACAGACGCCGACGAAAAATCACAAAGCGTTATCGGTGGAAAAGGAAAATAATTATGCAGATGCTAGATGTATTAAAAAGATTAGCAGAGCTTGATGAGCAAAATCCTCAAGTTTACAAAGATACTCCTACTCTTAACAATGAAAGTAAGGATATGGATGAAGAAAAGGCTGATGAAGGTCCGGAGATTCTAAAAATTAAATCTGACCAGGCAAAAGCTAAAGGTGAAAAATCATTTAAAGTCGGTGAGAAATCTTTTCCTGTAAAAGAAGCTAATGATGAACAGGTAGAAGAATGTGGCATGATGCCTCCTATGGGTGGTATGAGTGATCACCATACTCCGGCAAGCATTAACATTACGGCAGACAGCGGTGATGAACTCAGTGCCATGTTGCGTGATATTATGACTCTAGCAGGTCGTGATCACCATGATCATAATGATATGGGTATGGCGGAACCCGCAGGAGACATGCCCCCACCGGCAGAAGTAGATACAGACGGGGGCGATGACATGGGCATGGACGAGCCTACAATGATGCGCAGTATGATAGATAAATTAAACCCAGGCGACGATGAAGGAGGTGACCAAGACGGCGACCAGGGAGACGATGTAAAAGAGTATGACAATACCCCAGCAGATCCAAACAAAAAGAATGAGTTCGATGCAAATCAATTTGCACATCAAGAGAATCAGCCAGGGCAAGGCGATAGGATGGACGGAACATCTCCTAAAGGCCATCCAACTATGGAGGAAGTAGAAAAGAACCTATTCTTGGAATATAGAAGGTTCGTTAGTGAAAGTTGATTATTAATATGCAATTTTCACCAAATAGCCCCTTAGGGGGCTATTTTTTTCAGTAAATAATTGTATGGCTGTTACTAAAGATTATAAACTTGTTAAAAATGCTAACGTTCAACAAAAATGGACACAAGAGCATATTGATGATTTAATTTCTTGTCAGGACCAAGAAACTGGGCCTCATTATTTTCTCAATAACTTTTTCTTCATACAACATCCTGTTAGAGGAAAATTAAAATACGAAGCATTTGATTATCAAAAACGCTTGGTAGATAGTTATCATAATCACAGATTTAACATAAATCTACTGCCCCGCCAGACAGGTAAAACTACAACAGCCGCAGGTTATTTGTTATGGTATGCAATGTTTATCCCAGACAGCACTATACTTGTAGCAGCACACAAATATACAGGTGCTCAAGAAATCATGCAGCGTATTAGATATGCCTATGAATTATGTCCTGATCATATTCGTTGTGGAGTAGTAAGTTATAACAAACAGAGTATAGAGTTTGACAACGGTAGTCGTATTGTAGCACAGACTACAACA